ACCCTTATACAAACTAATCTTCATTTCGAAATCAAGTGTATATATGATTGAACGTCTGTTCTCTATCTGACCTTCATAATCGTCAGAGAATGTTATACCCTGTAATGTTATGGGGGTGTCTTCCTTGACATCGTACTCCGATAAAGGTTTTACTGTTACAGTATACTGTGGTGTGAAATAAGGTAGAATCTGTTCGATAATTTGTAATACATCATCCTGACTTTTACCATACACGTTCAACTGAAAGTTAACATTATATGGAACAGGTGTGTATAGTTGTGTTGCTGAACCAGTATAAGTTGTTGGCGCTTTAACACAGTTGTTCATCTTAGGTAATTGTCTTACTGGATCATAGTTCATTGCTACGATTTCGAATGACATTCTTGGTAGTTTTAATGCAATCTGTCTTTCGTTTACCTCACCGTTAAGCATGTTGTCCATGCGTGTGAGAAAGTCGCGCTTAGGTGCATATGATAATGGAACTTTTACTTGACTAATAACTTCGCCTGCGCTATTCTTACGTATGACATTTATGTTATTAAACAATGAACCAAATACGGCAACTGCTTTTCTAATTCTTTGATGATAGAAATGTGAACCTAACATTATACTGGATCTCCGAATGGATTAGACTCAGAGAAGTCAATGAAGTCTGTCGCAACAGTATCAAAGATTGCATTCTGATTGCCAATTTCTAAGTTCTCGCCTGCAACTGAAGTTGGTGTTTCACTAATTGCAGAAGTCTGTCCTACTACAGGTAACGATGCTGCCCAACTATGATAGAGTCCATCAGAAGCACCACCATGTGCGACATACACTTTATATGTTCCTGGAACAGATGCATCAATGTTAGCAATCTCTCCTTTCATAGTGAAAGTTGCATTGACCTGTGATATCTCTTCGCCAATTTCAAACTTAGTGCCTATTGTAGTAAATGTAGTCTCGTCAAATATCAGAGTTGACGTATAAGCATGTACAGTTTCAATAGCATCGATCTCTTCAACGCCGGTATCAAAGTCTTCATCATTGTATTCAAACAATTCACATCGCATACGGAACACAGGAAGATTCTTTAACTGGTAGAATGGTGTCTCATCTTCTACTTTCTGAATCTCAAATATTGAGTTAGACAATGTTAAAACAATTAGATCGCCTTCTCTTGGGCGATAGAAAGGTTCTTCTAATGTATTCTCGATAGAAGCAACAGTATTCAACCATCGACGCCTTGCCATAATGAATGTGGCAGCATCTCGAATCTCTACACCAAACTTAGCGAACAAGTCACCTTCGCCATCAAATCCTTCAACGCCTTCGATGTACATTTCTATACGATAAGCATTGTCAAATCGTGAGGTGCTATCGTCACCAAAGATAGTATCTCTGTTGACTAGTTCACGCGGGACATAGTAAACGTCCTGACCATACATCTTCAAAGACTCAATAATGATATCTTCATAGAGAGTCTGTTCAGACTTTCTGCCTTGTGAGAAGTAAAGATTAGTTGCCATGTTATCCTATCAGAAAGTCAACTGGGAGTTCTTGTTCGAGACGTAGTTTCTCTTCAAGTTTCTCGATTTCAGCAGTCGCGTCTTCGTACAATTGACGACCACTAATAGTAACACCACCCGGCAATTGCATTCCTTCAAACTTGGACATGTTCACGCCCCATTGCTGTTTGATTAACTGCGTGGTATAATCTTTCATGAACATATCATTCCATATGCTCAAGTGTACTTCTGGATCAATAATCTGATATACTTCAGCAATAACAAAATCACCTGCTTTAATATCACCGTCAGCAAGATCACCATCGATGTATAGACGTTGCTGTCTACGCGAGTGGCGCACTTGTGGCATGCCGTTCAGTTGTTGATCGATCATACTCAGATATTGTTCCATCTGATATATGTATGATAGATCGCCCGCAAAACTATAGAAGTCTGCCATGTTATTTAAAAACATCTGATACTTTAGATCAAACATATTGCTGCCTGAACCAAACGACGAGTTCAGAGGAAACAATCTCTTCACCCACTGTACACTTGCGCTTAAAGGAATGTATCCATTAGTTACGTCTGTCGCAGTTATTTCATGCTTGATATAAGTTCTGAGAGTAGCATCGCTATGAAACTCTTGGTATTTCTGAAGAGCGTCATCGACCTTATCTTCAACTTGATCTATATCAACATTGATTTCTATTACAGGTTCACCCAATCTACGTAGGGCGAAGTCGATTAAATCTTGTCTTGAATCTGGCGATGCCATTTGTTACTCCAAAGTTTATCTGTTTATTTATGCGCCCCAGATGGTAGCACCTGCAGAGTCATAAATTACTAACTGTCTTGCTGATCCATCAAAATAACGACTCGCTTCGAGATCACCCTCTACCGTTACGCCTGCGAATGTGACACTATCTGTACTAGTAGAACCTCGACTGGTCACAGACTGTAGTGTGTCTTGCTCTGAATCAAGATATGCAAGATCGCCTAATACACGGTATGATATAGAATCTTGAGAAGATAATACAAGTACATTATCAGTCTCTTGATCCAGATCGATTTGTGTTAAAGATAGATTGCCTAGAGTAAGTCTATTACTAGAGGCGTTATATGATAATGCACTATCAACCTTTGCACTATCTCCGCCATTTAGTACACTAACAAATGTTGGATAGAATGTTCTGTCTTCGTCTGTTGATGTAACTTGTGTTAAGTTGACAGTACCGTCAAGAATATCAGTTGATATAGTTCGTCTAACAATTCTATTTGTTGTTGGTTCTAAGAATAGACCGAATGTAGCGGTAACGGATGCATCTGTGTTGTTAATTACAACATCATTGTCGAAGGTTGCTGAATCAAATAGTGATGGTCCAACTACTGCAATGCCCGCTTCAAATTTAGTTAGTCTGTTAAAGTTCCAGGAGTTATCTGTCGATGCGTATGTGATACCAGCATTTGATCCAGCAACAGTGATACCCGCGCCTTCTGCTTCGGCATTGTTTGTTGCGCCTCGAGCAATGACAATATTCTTATCATCGATTTCTAATGTTGCGGTGTTCAGAATTGTTTGTGTACCATTAACAGTAAGATTACCATTAATTACTACACTGTCAGCATATAGTCCACCGTAGAAGTACGAGTAGACTTGTGTGCTGTCGCCTCGTGCGGTTACAGTTGCTAGGGTCTCGTTTGCTGTGTCAGCAAATGCACCTGCACCAATCTTACGAACAACAACACTATCAGTCTGACCATCAAAAGGATTATTCTTTACGAATAGAGCGTAGAAATCACTTGTATCACCCGAATCTAATGATGTGAAGTTAAGTGCATTTAGTGTAAGTGAAGATATATCACCCCAAGAACGAATACCACTAGCGGTAGACGTAAGTACTTGACCGTCAGTTGTCGGATTACCAGGACTAGGTTCTACCTGATCAAGAGTAATATACTCATATCTGCCTGAATCAAGATCTCCTACTGGTCTGGTTGATACACCACCAGAAAGCGAAGTACTCGAAACGCTTATTGTACTAACCATTTAATGATTCCAGATAACTTAGAGTTAATTGCAATTTGCCAGCACCCGTTGCATTAGTTGAACATCGGATAACACCGTTTTCTTCAATAATCAATTTGCCTGTGATAAGACTTACCGCATCACGCGCCTGCACTCGATAACCTTTAATCAAGTGAACTGCTGGTGCTGCCAAAGACAGCGCGGATCTCATAGAAATCTCATAGACACCAGTACCAGCGGAGTCGATATTCGCTACCTGCGCCATCAACACAATCGCAGTGATTCCGTTGGGCGAAGTATAGACTACATCGCTATCGCCAGTAAACGTATCCTTACCTGCAACAGTAATAGAGGTTGACTTAAACGTATTGAGTGGAGTTGCCATTTTTCTTTAACCTTCTAGTGCTAGAATATATGGAGTTAGAATAGCGTATAGAGATCGTTCAAACGTCTCACCTACAATTCTACCTTCCTGTCTTTTGATTGTCAATTGAGAACCAATTCTAAAGTCGCCTAACTGATCCGTCGATGTAAATACTACTAAACCTTCGTTTGTTGCTGAGTCATATACTACTTCTCTTTCTGGTCTTGGTATACCACCATTCTGAGGAATAGCAGTAAACGTGTTAGTTCCAGATCCAACATATTCAAAGGTGTGAGAAGATGATGTAATAACAGATCGCTGTCTGAAAGTCATCTGCTGATTCGCTTTCTTGTTACTATTCAGTCCAGGTTCGAATGCAATGTCGTACATACCGCCACCGACTGAATCAACACCCAACACTGTGTAGAAATATTCTTCACTGTCAAACTTCATTGCATCACCGTAGTTAGGCAACTTAGTTTGTCCTACAGTTCCGAAGTAATCAGCACTATCTCTATTTATCACTCCTGAAATACGAATGGTGTCATCATACAGAAGTTTTGCTGAATCAAGATTGCCGTCATATAGTACTTGAGAACTACCACGAGCAATCAGTCCGTAATCACCAAACGAAGAGTTACTGTTCGTAATAGAACATTGTCCACCAGTTTCAGCAAGAATAGAAGTCTGAGTTGAGATTGTAAAGATTGATACTAACTGTGCGTAACCACGATTCAACAAGTAAGTACCAATACCAGCGGCATTGTACTGAGTGAATGCGTCTGATACCATCGACTTCAATCCAGAACATTTAGATCCGTCAATCTTCATACCGATACCATCGTTGGTAATAGATGTACAGTTCTGAACATATGGTGATTGAACGATGAATGGTCCAGCGCCAGCACTTTCTACTTTAGGATCATATGCTACACAGGCAGCGAAGTTCTGATGATCTCGGAAAGTAATATCTTTGATGAAACAACCGTTGTCCATATAGAACATATCAGAGTCAACACTCTTAGGTCGCACAGTTGTTGTTCTCAAGTTATCACCAACGATTGCTGTCTTAGGCGGTAACTTGATAGGATTGTTTATTGTATAATCACCAGACTTCAAGAAGATTGTAGTGTCACCAGTATTCTTAGCAGACTTTACGGACTGAAGAACAATGAAGTCCTGATCTTTCTTGACTGCGGCAATCGCGTTTCGTAACTCTACACTTACACCACGACTTGATAGAATAGGATCAACTTCAGTCGGCAGACTGTCAGTATTACCAGCAACTAAAGTGGCAACTAAGAGGTCGTCAATCAGCGTAGCAATAATGGTTGATTCTGTTGAAGTTGCATACTGACCGGAGTTACCAGTCTCGTTAGGACCATATGCTGAAGTAGTAGTAACATTACTTGTAAGATTATTGGTGAGAAGTTGTCCAATAATGTCTCTCATATGCTCGTATGTTGCAATTGTTGCCGCAACTTCACCAGGGTTTAATTGACTGGCAGCACCAACAAAGTATGCACGAGAGTTTATAACCATGGCGTGTGAACCGCCATATAATATATCGAAGGTTAGACCGTCAACAATAAACCCTATGTCTCTGCGACATCTAGTTCTATCGTAAGATGAAGGACCGTACAGATTAGCATACTGTATTGCTTGTGTTTGAATCGTGCTTTTCTGTGCTAGAATAGTAGAGTAGTTTGCCGCTGTTGTAGCATTAACACCAGTAAAGTTTGGTAGAATAGTAGCATCAAGATTGTCTAAACTTTCATCATTAATAACTTCAGTAATGATGTCCATGAGAACACCCAACTGAGTTGCTTGAGTAGATGTGGCAGTTCCTGCGCTAGTATCTTGACTTGCATAGTTTTCAATAACAACCAGACCTAATGAAGTCTTCAGATATGCATATGCACCCAGTGTTGCAACCTTCTCACTGGCGCCTAATTGACTTGCAGCACCAACAAAGTATGCTCTTGCACAAGTAACAGCACCAACATTTCCTTCGTAGACTATATCGTGAGTAAGACCGTCAAGAATATAACCAATATCTCTTTTACGCTTAACTCGATCATAAGTTGTTGGACCATACGAATCAGCATACTCTATAACATCTGCTTGCAGGGAGGTGAGCGCACCATTGATGGTGTTGTAGTCTGTAGACACTATACCAGTAAAGTCTGGCAGTACACGAGTTGCGATCGAATCAAGATTTTCTGCTACAAGAACGTCAATAATAATATCAAGTAACGTGCCCGTTGTGGTTGCTTCTGTAGCAGTTGCAGTTCCGCCTGTTGTATTCTGACCAGTATATGTTTCTTGAACTATTGATGATAGAATAGTTTTAAGATTATTAAAAGAATCCTGCCGAGCGGCGACTTCTGCGCCACTGACAATCACTGTTACTCCATCAACAAAGTATGACCTCGCAACATTGAATGAAGCGAAGTTGCCTGCATAAAGAAGATCGTGAATTATACTTTCAAGAATATAGAGAACTTCTGTTTGATATTTGCCACGATCATATATAGCAGGACCATACAAGTCAGCAAAGGCAAGTGAGTCTGATTGAATAGTTGTCTTTGCTGCCACAACAGTAACAAAGTCAAGAATTATCGGTTCAGCAATAGCAGTCGTATCAGGATTAACTAGTGCAGGAACACCATCAAAGTTACCAGCAGTTAATGCGTCAATAGTTATCTGAAGAAGACCCTGAAGTCTTGTAGTCTGTAGTAATTGTCCAGACTGAATTTCGCCTGTTACGTCCTGTCCAGTCAAAGTTTCACTGAGCAATGTACCAAGTTGAGTTTTAAGATTAGTGTATGCCGCAATTGAGGCAGTAACTTCTGCCGCTCCACCTAACTGAGAAACACCATCCTTGAAGTAAGAGAATGCTAAAATACGTGAAGCGAAGTTGCCATCATACAGAATATCATAAGATAGTCCGTCAAGAATGTAACCTACGTCACGTTCGCATTTTTCAACATTGTAACTTAATGAAGGATAGTTTGTAGTGAGATAAGCAATCGTATTGTCAATAAGTAACTGACGGTTATTTCTAATCTGCTCGTGTGCCCAATATTCATTATTCAGACTATTAAGAGGAGTAGGATATACAATCACCGGTGCTGGAATCTTTCCTTCAAGAATGTCAAGAATAATTTCAAGATTCTTTAACAATGAAATTTTAGACGATTCGTTGATATCCAATGCACTAAGAAGAACACCGATGTTTCTGATAGTCAGTACAGTGCCTTCGACTTGTTCCTCAGGAATAGCACCTGCGCGAGTATATGCAAGACCCGCTGTCACTGTATTATAGTTAGTACCAAACAACAAATCGTTGGTCAGTGCTTCGATAATGTAACCCACATCTCGCGAACATTTAGTTCTAGGATATGTTAATGAGACATGATTCACTGAAACATATGTGGTGCTGGCATCGATGATTAATTGTAAATTATTTAAAATCTGATCTGCGGCATTACGTCTGTTAGCAGTAGTATTAACAGAGTCTGGATACGCAATAGGAATCGGTTGAAAAGGAGGCACACCCGACATGATAGCGGTCAACTGAACAAACGATGCGTTAATGTGGGACTTACTTGCCGCACTAATACTTAGAGCATTTATTCCAACTCTTAATACTTCCCAGGCAGCAATTGTAAATGCTAACTGATTTCCTGGCAATGCATTGGCACGTCGATACGCAAGACCTGCTGTAATAACATTATAGTCTGTTCCTAACATTAAATCAATAGTTAATGCATCGACAATGTGACCAACGTCTCGTTCACACTTAGTTTGGTCGTAATCCTGAACGTCATAGTTGTCCGAGATATACTGAATAGTGTTGTTGATTAATAGGGTTTTGTTATTCTGTATCTGATTGCCAGCATCTGCCTCTGCTGTTATGGTAGCAGGTGCGGCAGGGAATATAATCGTTGCGGCAGCAGATTCGCCATTGACGATTATGTCAGTGATTTCTTTAACGCATGAGGTGATTAAAACTTTCGAAGCGTCAGCAATACTTAGCGATAACATTT